CCAATCAACCGGACGCTATCAACAACCCGGAGCTGCGCGAAAAACTTTTTACCTTTGACGTCGATATCCTGAGCAACGATCTGTGTGATATCAGCCTCAATCTGCAGCTCACGGAGCGCGTGATTGTAAACACTGACGGCACCGTATCGAGCGTTGAAGCGGTGCCGGAACCCGACGTACCCGAAGAAATGTGGACGGTGAAACGTGGATGACCTGCAGAGGGTGGATGACTGGCTGGCGGCCCTGCTGGCGAATCTGGAACCGGCAGCCCGCAACCGTATGATGCGACAACTGGCGCAGGAGCTGCGCCGGTCGCAACAGCAAAACATGAGGCTGCAGCGCAATCCAGACGGCACCGGCTTTGAGCCGCGCCGGGTGACGGCCAGAAGTAAAAAGGGGCGCATTAAGCGCCAGATGTTCGCCAAATTGCGCACCACTAAATACCTGAAAACCGCAGCCACTGCGGACTCTGCCAGCGTGCAGTTTGATGGGAAAGTCCAGCGCATCGCCCGTGTTCACCATTATGGTCTGCGTGATCGAGTCAGACGCAACGGCCCGGAGGCCCAGTACCCGGCACGCCGTCTTTTGGGTGTCAACGATGTGATAGAAGAATTAACACGGGATACTCTTCTACGCTGGATTATTAGGTTGTGAATTATATAAAGTAATTTGCTCAATTGCTTCGTCTATAGATATTTTAATGAATGCCCATTCATAAATATCGAAGAAGCAAACGTATATTCTACATTCTGGGAGGTGTTGAGTGATTCTATCTCGCATTGTTTTTAAATAATCATGCTTGTATGCATTTCTAAGGCCGATGTAAATTTCCTTAATGCTGGAGCTGCTTATGGGCTGTATTTCATTTCTATATCGTGAAATATTTCTTACCACCCTAACTTCTTCTTCGTATGACCAATAAGCAGGTTTGTAGAGAAAGGTTCTTTGTAGTGCTTCCAGAAAATCAGGATTGTAATGAAACTGCATTCCTTCAAAGAAATTGAGATTATCAGAGTTTATGTAAGGATTATGGGGTTTTGTTGATGCATAAATAACACTGCCATACTTTGCTGGGATGACATTCAAACCCTCATCATTTAATTCTGCTTCGTTGGCATCTATGCCAAAAACAACTCCTGCATGCGAGCCATTATCCTTATCAAGCAAGATGCTTTTTTTATCATCATAATTTGCACCCTTACCATAATGTGCCCACATCAGAGGATTTAATGGAGCGCGAGTCAAAGATAAAATTCCATATGATATGGAAGCGGAAAGAAATTTTAAAGTTTGTTCTTTATATTGTTCTTCCGATCCATAGTGTAAACCTGTTAATTCAAAAGGATCGTTTAGAGATGATGCTCTTGAAAATTTCAATGTTGAATTTTTTATAATTAAGTCTGCTGTTTCAGAGTCGACATATTTATATAGAATCATTTTCAAGCCTTAGATTAAATAGTTTCTATTAACTTCCATGGCCTTAGATGTTATCCCTTAATTGTAAGGGACACCATACAGTGCAAGCTAGTTTTGTGATTCCCCGAGGTAATGCAATCTCATCCTATGAACGCACAACTAACCGAAATCATGCGCCTTATCACCAACCTGATCCGCACCGGCACCGTAACCGAAGTGGACCGGGAAAACTGGCTGTGCCGGGTAAAAGTGGGCGAACTTGAAACCAACTGGATTAACTGGCTGACACTTCGCGCTGGCGGTGCACGTACATGGTGGTGCCCGTCGCCGGATGAGCAGGTGGTGGTGCTGAGTATGGGCGGCAATCTGGAAACCGCTTTTGCCTTACCTGCGATCTATTCCAACCAGTTCGCGCCGCCGTCGGACTCAGTGGACGGCTGCGTAACGGAATACCCGGACGGCGGCTGGTTTGAATATGAACCCGCGACCGGCCGCTGGCATGTGCGGGGTATCAAATCAATGGTGATCGAGGCGGCAGATAACATAACCCTGAAAACGGGGGAATTTGTGGTGGAAGCAAGCAACACGCGCATAAACAGCGAGGTGGTGATCAATGGTGGCGTCACCCAGGGCGGCGGTGCCATGAGTTCTAACGGGATCGTAGTCGATAAACACGGTCATACCGGCGTTAAGTCCGGCGGCGATACATCGGGAGGTCCTGTATGACGCTGTATATCGGTATGAATCAGGACAATGGCAAAGCCATTTCTGATGCGGACCATTTGCGGCAGTCGGTCAGGGATATTCTGCTGACTCCCCAGGGAAGCCGTATAGCCCGCCGGGAATATGGTTCCCTGCTGTCAGCATTGATTGACCAGCCCCAGAACCCGGCGCTGCGCCTGCAGATTATGGCGGCTGTTTACGTATCGCTGAGTCGCTGGGAGCCTCGGCTTATGCTGGATTCCATTACCATCAACAGCAGCTTTGACGGCTCCATGGTGGTTGAGCTAACCGGGAAGCGCAATAACGGCGCGCCTGTTTCTCTTTCGGTATCAACAGCAACAGGAGCAGACAATGGCAGTCATTGACCTTTCCCAGCTCCCCGCGCCGCAAATCGTTGACGTGCCGGACTTTGAATCCCTGCTGGCTGAGCGTAAGGCCGCCTTTGTGGCCCTGTATCCGGCAGATGAACAGGACGCGGTGCGGCGCACGCTTGAGCTGGAATCTGAACCCATCACCAAACAACTGCAGGAAAACACGTACCGGGAAATTCTGCTGCGCCAGCGTATCAACGAGGCGGCGCAGGCGGTCATGGTGGCTTATGCCATGGGCGGCGATCTCGATCAGATGGCGGCCAACTACAACGTGAAGCGGCTGACGGTTACACCTGCCGATAACGACGCGGTGCCGCCGGTCGCAGCGGTAATGGAAAGTGACGAGGCGTTGCGCCTGCGTGTTCCTGCCGCATTTGAGGGGCTATCCGTTGCGGGACCAACGGCGGCTTATGAGTTTCACGCTAAAAGCACGGACGGGCGAGTCGCTGACGCCAGCGCAACCAGCCCGGCACCGGCGGAGGTGGTGCTTACCGTACTGAGCCGTGAGGGCGACGGAACAGCGGCGGCGGACCTGCTGGCGGTGGTTGAACAGGCACTTAACAGTGAGAACGTGCGGCCGGTTGCTGACCGTCTGACGGTGCGCAGCGCTGAAATTATTCCGTACAGCGTGGATGCAACGATCTTTCTTTACCCGGGGCCAGAAGCTGAGCCGGTGATGGAGGCGGCAAAGGCCAGCCTGCAGAAATATATCGCCAGCCAGACGAGGCTGGGGCGCGATATTCGCCGCAGTGCTATTTATGCCGCGCTGCATGTTGAAGGTGTGCAGCGTGTTGAGCTGGCCTCGCCGCTCGCTGATGTGGTGCTGGATAAGACGCAGGCCGCTTCATGTACGGAATGGAGCGTAACCAACGGGGGAACGGATGAATAGTCTGCTTCCTCCTGGTTCATCGCCGCTTGAGCGCCGCCTGGCTCAGACCTGCAGCGGAATTTCCGATCTGCAGGTGCCGCTGCGCGATTTATGGAACCCGGCAACATGCCCGGTTAAGTTTCTGCCTTATCTGGCGTGGGCCTTTTCGGTTGATCGCTGGGACGAAGGATGGGCGGAGAGCGTGAAGCGCCGCGTGGTGCAAGATGCGTTCTATATCCATCAGCACAAGGGCACAACCAGCGCTGTGCGGCGTGTGGTGGAGCCGTTCGGCTTTCTGATCCGCATCATTGAATGGTGGCAGACCGGCGAGGCGCCGGGCACGTTTCGCCTGGATATTGGGGTGCAGGACCAGGGCATAACAGAGGAAACCTATCTGGAGCTGGAGCGCCTCATCGGTGACGCCAAACCCTGCAGCAGGCATCTGATCGGCATGTCCATAAATCTGCAGACGAGCGGGCCATGTTTTGTGGGGGCGGCCACCTATAGCGGCGAAGAAATCACGATTTACCCGTATATCAACGAAACCATCATTTCCGGTGGTTCTGCCTACGAGGGCGGCGCCATCCATGTTATTGACACAATGAGAGTGAATCCATGAGCGCAAAATTTTATACCCTGCTGACGGATATCGGCGCGGCGAAACTGGCAAATGCCGCCGCGCTCGGTGTTCCGTTGAAAATTACACAGATGGCGGTGGGGGATGGCGGCGGCGTGCTGCCAACGCCAAACGCACAACAGACAAAGCTGGTCGGTGAAAAACGCCGTGCAGCTCTGAATATGCTGTATATCGATCCGCAGAACAGCAGCCAGGTGATCGCTGAGCAGGTGATACCCGAAACTGAGGGCGGTTGGTGGATTCGTGAGGTTGGTCTGTTTGATGAAACCGGCGCGCTGATTGCTGTCGGTAACTGCCCGGAGAGCTACAAGCCGCAGCTGGCAGAGGGCAGCGGCCGCACGCAGACAGTGCGCATGGTGTTAATTACCAGCAGCACCGATAACATTACGCTGAAAATTGATCCTTCCGTGGTGCTCGCTACCCGTAAATACGTTGATGATAAGGTACTGGAGCTTAAGGTGTATGTGGATGAGCTGATGGCGGCACATCTTGCGGCAGCTGATCCGCATTCGCAATATGCACCAAAAGCCAGCCCGACGTTTACCGGCACCCCAAAAGCCCCGACGGCGGCAGCTGGTAACAATTCCACTCAGCTTGCCAATACTGCTTTTGTGCAGGCCGCTATTGCAGGGCTTGTTGGTTCCTCACCCGCAGCGCTTGATACATTGAACGAACTGGCGGCGGCGTTAGGTAACGATCCTAACTTTGCGGCCACTATGACTAATGCCCTGGCGAACAAGCAGCCTCTGGATAACACACTGACCGCCTTGTCAGGAAAATCTGTTGCGGCCCTTCTCGAATACCTCGGTTTAGGGGAAGGCTCCGCGCTGCCAGTTGGTACACCCGTACCATGGCCATCAGCAGCTCCACCGGCAGGGTGGCTCAAATGCAACGGAGCAGCTTTCACGGCTTCCCAATATCCGAAACTGGCGCTTGCCTATCCTGCCCTCAAATTGCCAGATCTTCGCGCTGAGTTTATCCGTGGCTGGGATGATGGCAGAGGGATAGATAGCGGAAGGGGGTTGCTGACAGCTCAGTTTGGTTCCGGGATTGGGATGTTTGTTGGCGGTTATTCTGATGGAACTGCTTATATTGCAGTGAGTGATTTCGATAGCGTTGTCGATAATAGCCCATCATGGTCACATATTAGTACCGCTGGAATTATTTCTTCAATTACAGGGCAAAAGTCCTCATTTGGTGCTCGCCCACGTAACATTGCATTCAATTACATTGTGAGGGCTGCATAATGGTGATGGCAAAGTTAAACAGCGATCATATTGCCGTAGTGGCCGGTGAAATTACTGTATTTAATTATGACGGTGAAACGCGCGAATATCTCTCCGAATCAGTGGAGAATTTACCTGTTGGTGTGGGGATTCCCGCTAACTCATGCATTGACGCGCCGGGATATAAAAAAGAAGGTTTTGTCATTTGCCGGACAGCTAATTTAACCGCGTGGGAATATGTCATGAATCACCGTGGTGAAACGGTGTATAACACTGAAACTGGCGAGCCCTTAACCATTTCTTTGCTGGGAGATTACCCGGAAAAAACAACCCCTCATGCTCCAGCCACACCATACGATAAATGGGATGGCAGCAAATGGGTTACAGATTTGAATGCCCGACATTTAGCAGATGTCGCCAGTGCTGAAACTGAAAAACAGTCAAGAATCGATAAAGCCAATGATTACATCAATAGTAAACAATGGCCCGGCAAAGCAGCTATTGGGCGTCTGAAGGTAGAAGAACTGGCACAGTATAATCTGTGGTTGGACTATCTTGATGCGCTGGAAGATACAAACCCTTCCAGCGCACCAGATATCAGCTGGCCTATACCTCCGGCTTCGGCGGAAGGTTAATTTCAGGCGCGGTACTGGTATCGACTTTAGTCAGTTTGTAACGGTACCGCTGCCACTCAGCAAGGCGCGGCATATCTGCGTCGTCAATATATCCTCCAGCCTGAGCATCTGCCAACGGGGCAATAATCCCCGCCGCCTCTGAGAGTAACGCGTTTTTTTGCCTTTCAGCCTCTGCCACATCAGCAGCATGCTGCGCTTGCGTATCGGTCACCCATTTGCTGCCATCCCATTTATCATATGGCGTAGATGGAGTCTGTGCAGTGGTGTCCTGTGGATAATCACCCGGTGCATTGATGGTAATTTTCTCACCGGTCTTTGTGCTGTATACCGTCTCACCGCGATGATCGGCAACGTCTTCCCAGGCTTTGTGATCGTTCGTTCTGCAAACGGTAAAGCCGTCTTTTATTTTGCCTGGCGCATCAACACACGAATTAGCAGGGATGCCTACGCCTACGTGTAAAAACTCTACTGATGATGAAATATATTCGCGCGTCACTCCGTCATAGTTAAATACAGTAATATCACCGGCCACTACGGCAATATGATCGCTGTTTAATTCCGCCTTAGACATTATGCAGCCCTCACGATGTAATTGAATGCGACGTTGCAAGGCGCTGTTTCATTTTGCCCCTCTTCAGTTAAATACACGCCACTACTTCCCGAATATGCAAAATAGGTAGTTGATGAACTCTTGCGATAACTTTCATGTATAGCAGGAGTTTGCGACCCGTCACCATTACCAAACAATAATGCGTGGGTGTGTTTCCGCAGCTTATCGGCGGCATATGACAAAATTGTACGCCCACTATCAATGCCTCTCCCATCATCCCAGCCACGAATAAAGACGCCGCGTAAATCAGGAAGCGTGCCGGAGGGATAAGCTATAGCCAGCTTCGGATACTGTGCTAATGAAAATTGTGCTCCGTTACATTTCAAATACCCGGCCGGGAGGGTTGCTGACGGCCAGGGTATGGGAACGCCCACCGGCAAAGCTGACCCTTCTCCTAAACCGAGGTTTATAAGAGAAGTAATTCTGACCATCCATACAAATCTCCCACTAATGATAGTGGGAGACTGTATTGATATTAAAACGAGCCAAAGAATCTTACGTCATTATTTAAGTTGTTTTTTGATGCCCATTCTGTAATATCTTCCAAAAGAACGTCAAGATATTCTTTTTCAGATAATTTTTCAGGGGGGAAACAATCGTGACGCTCTCCAGTAAGCAAATCATGAAGCAAATCTTGTACATTAGATTTTAATGTTTCATTGGTTTGGATTTTAATGAAAGCATTGAATGGTTTATCTTTACTCTCTTCATCGCCACCCAGAAATCTTTCAAAGTCAGGGATGCTAATTCGATGTCTTACAGTAAGACCATTTCCTCTGGCCTCTTGGATAGCATCTCTGATTTTTTTATTCTCGGTCCACATTCCATTATTATGACCGTTCCTTTTGAATGGGGAGTCACAATCATGAACAATGCTGAAGTTTATTTTAAAATGGTTCATGACTTTAATTATTGGAAGGAGTATGGATTTTCCTCTTGCCCGTATAATTGTGATTTTATCTAGTAGTTCATTATTTTCTTTAACAATGGCGGCTAAGAAAGCGGCATGCTCAGTGTCACCTTCCACTAGAATAGGGAATGAGCCAAAGAAAATTTCTGAGAAACTGGGATCTATAAGTTGGAGTGCTTGTAATCTCTGTTTTTCATCTGCTTCAAAATCAACATTATCTGAACGGTAGGTTTTAACTAGAATGTCTTTGTTATCTTGATAACTTCTATCAAGTCTAACTATCGTGGTGTGATCTTCAAATGGATTTATAAAATAAGGTGAGTGCGTTGTCATGATGACTTGCCAGTCAGGATTTTCCGCCAAGTTATACAGATGACGCTGTGCTGCTTTGGCTGCGAGAGGGTGCAGTGCATTTTCAGGTTCATCAATTAATAAAAGATAACCAGGTAATGCTGGATCTTCTTTGTCCTGAGGAATACTCCCCCCATCGTCAAAATGTTTGACCAATGCTGATATTTCCTCAATTCTTAAACCAATCTCTTGAAGCCTGTCTGACTTAGTACCCTTTTTCTTAGTCTCTTTGTCTAAGGCTTCTTTCTCATCAATCAGTCCCTTACGGTAGCCTCTACGAATTTCTGACTCTCTCTCCAGCTGGTTATGAACTTGAAGCATTGCCCAGAAGAGCGCTCTTCTCGCTCCAGTACCTTGTTGAGATAGAGAAGTTTCAAGCTCGCCATCTTTAACAATTAAACCTGAACCACTTTTAATAATTTTATCTGGTTCTATAGACATTGGTCCTGACATTATATTTAAAGATACGCTTAATTCAGGGAATACGCTCTTAAAACCATCAGTTACTTTTTGTGAGATTTCGTTAAAGCTTTGTTTGTGATGAGAGCTAGTATTATCAATGTGCTCAGTTATAGCTTTTATTGCCTTGGTAAGTTTTGATTCTGCATCCTGTTTCTCTAAGTTTAATTTTTCAATTAAAGGTTGTAAAGCCAAGGCAAGTAACGTTTTCTCGGTCGATTCTGCATCCTCTAAAGAACCAATCCTGATTGCTTTTGGTAAGCGAGAGTTGAAAACGTTATCTAACCCACCTGCTTTTTTATCTTCTGACCAATCGCCTTTACCATCCTCACCACCCTTTGGATGCCATGTAGTCCTGATAACTTTATAGTCTGGAGCAGCCCACTGCCAGCGACTACGTACAATTTTCAATTCCCCATCAATTATTTTCCATTCGTTTGAAATATTTCCTATGTTATCGGGTATATGAATATCCAGAACAATCTCGGAAGGTGAGGTTTCTTTTGCTCGAAGATATCTATCTTGAGAAGGGATAAACTTTATATCTCCCCTGGCAAGTTCATAAGCACGAAGAATGGTCGTTTTTCCAGAGTTATTTTTACCCACAAGGCAGACTACTTTATCTAATGCAACTGTGACAGGGTTCTCACCTATGCATCCTATGTTTTTAACTGTCATGCTAAGAAGTTTTGAGCGATTTGCTGTGTTCATAAATATCCTTATGTTTCACTGTTATAAGGAATTCATAATATCTACTGTTAAGTGTTTTCTTCCAGTATATATTTTAGATATTGACATTTGGCTACTAAAATTGTGATCGGTGAATCAGATTACTTGGAGGTAGGCTTTCGTATATACATGAGCACTCTTATCTCTGCTGGCCATATTGCTTTGGGCTTTAAAAATGAACGTGCCTGATAAAATGGTGGCATTATTGCTCGCTTTTATGGGCGATCAATCATGCAAGTAGGCTATGTGAGGGTGTCAACAAATGACCAGAACACCGCATTACAGCGAAATGCACTGCAGTGCGCAGGATGTGAGCTGATTTTTGAGGATAAAATCAGCGGTAAAACCTCAGAGCGGCCAGGGCTAAAGAAGGCTCTGCGCACTCTTTCAGAAGGTGACACTCTGGTTGTTTGGAAGCTGGACAGGCTTGGTAGGAGCATGCGGCATCTCGTTACCCTGATAGAAGAGTTGAGCAGTCGGGACGTTAATTTTCGCAGCCTGACGGACAGCATTGATACGTCAACCGCGATGGGGCGTTTCTTTTTCCACGTTATGGGCGCCCTCGCCGAAATGGAACGTGAGTTAATCGTGGAGCGTACCCGTGCCGGGCTGGCGGCAGCGAGGAAACAAGGGCGTGTCGGTGGCAGGCGACCAAAACTGACAGAGCAGCAATGGGGACAGGTCGGGCGACTTCTTGATGCAGGGGAAAGCAGAAAACGCGTTGCACTAATTTTTGATGTGGGTATATCCACACTGTACCGAAAATTTCCTGCTGCATTGTGTGAATCACAGGACAATTCCGCGTAGCTGTCTGCACGGCCTATTCACTTCACCATAGGGCGAAACCTAAACACCGGAGGGTTCGCCGTATGGCTCAGGATTATCACCACGGTGTGCGCGTCGTTGAGGTCAACGATGGCACCCGCCCCATTTCAACAGTAAGCACGGCAATTGTCGGTATGGTCTGTACCGGCGATGATGCAGATGCGTCCGTGTTCCCCCTCAATAAACCGGTCCTGCTTACCGACGTGCTGACCGCCAGCGGTAAAGCAGGCGAGTCCGGCACGCTGGCCCGCTCGCTGGATGCAATTGCCGACCAGGCTAAACCCGTGACCGTCGTTGTGCGCGTTGCACAGGGTGAAACCGAAGCGGAAACAACCTCCAACATTATCGGCGGCGTGACAGCTGACGGTAAAAAAACGGGCATGAAAGCGCTGTTATCTGCACAGTCCCAGCTCGGCGTTAAGCCGCGCATTCTTGGCGTGCCGGGGCATGACACGCAGGCAGTTGCCACTGAGCTGCTGGGCGTGGCGCAGAGTCTGCGCGGCTTCGCCTATCTGTCAGCCTACGGCTGCAAAACGGTAGAGGAGGCCATTGCCTACCGCGCTAATTTCAGCCAGCGCGAGGGGATGCTGATCTGGCCTGATTTCATCAGTTTTGACACCGTGCTGAACGCTGACGCAACGGCTTACGCCTCAGCCCGTGCGCTTGGCCTGCGTGCCAAAATTGACGAACAGACCGGCTGGCACAAATCCCTTTCCAACGTAGGCGTGAACGGCGTCACCGGCATTTCTGCGGATGTGTTCTGGGATTTGCAGGACCCGGCAACCGATGCGGGGCTGCTGAACCAGAACGATGTCACCACGCTGATCCGCAAAGACGGTTTCCGCTTCTGGGGCTCCCGCTGCCTCAGTGACGATCCTCTGTTTGCCTTTGAAAACTACACCCGCACCGCGCAGGTACTGGCTGACACCATCGCCGAAGCGCACATGTGGGCGGTTGATGGCGTGCTTAACCCGTCGCTGGCCCGCGACATTATCGAAGGTATTCGCGCCAAACTGCGCAACCTGAAAACGCAGGGCTACATCATCGGCGCCGACTGCTGGCTGGATGAGTCCGTAAACGATAAAGATTCCCTGAAAGCCGGGAAGCTCACTATCGATTACGACTATACGCCGGTACCGCCTCTGGAAAACCTGATGCTGCGCCAGCGCATCACCGATCAGTATCTGCTGGATTTCTCCAGCCAGGTCAGCGCGTAAGGGGACAATATGGCTTTACCACGCAAGTTAAAACACCTGAACCTGTTTAACGACGGGAATAACTATCAGGGGATCGTTGAGTCCCTGACCCTGCCTAAATTCGGCCGCAAGTTTGAAAAGTATCGCGGCGGCGGTATGCCCGGTTCGGCTGATGTTGATCTGGGGCTGGATGATGGCGCGCTGGACACGGAATTTTCAATCGGTGGCACCGAACTGCTGTTATTCAAACAGATGGGTAAAGCCACCGTTGACGGCATCCAGCTGCGTTTCACCGGCTCCATTCAGCGTGACGATACCGGCGAAGTGCAGGCCGTTGAGCTGGTTGTGCGCGGGCGACATAAAGAAGTCGATTCCGGCGAATGGAAAACCGGCGAGAGCAACACCACAAAAGTCAGCAGCACCAACAGCTACGCGAAGCTGACCATTAACGGCGAGGTGCTCTATGAGGTTGATGTGATCAACATGATTGAAATCGTTGATGGCGTGGACCTGATGGAAGAACACCGCAACGCCCTGGGCCTCTGATCTACTTTAAAGGCGCGGGCAGCCGCGCCAGTACCTTATTAACAGGAAATGACAATGAGCGAACAACAGACTGAAAAAACCGTACAGCTGGACACCCCAATCAAACGCGGCAAAACCGAAATTGCCGAAATTGTGCTGCGCAAGCCGCAGTCCGGCGCGCTGCGTGGCACCCGTCTGCAGGCGATCATGGATATGGACGTCGGCGCGATGATGACGATTATTCCCCGCATCTCCACGCCCGCGCTGACCGCTCAGGAAATGGCTGAAATGGACCCGGCCGATCTCACCGCGCTGTCGGTTGAGGTGGTCACTTTTTTGTTGAAGAAATCGGTGCTTGCCGGTTTGCCGACAGCCTGACGGTAGAAGACCTGGTGGCTGATATCGCCACCATTTTTCACTGGCCGCCGTCCGTCACTGACGTTATGCCGCTGACCGAAGTGCTGGAGTGGCGGCATAAAGCGATTCAGAGAAGCGGGGCCAGCGATGAGTGACACTAACCTGCGTTTGCAGGTAATTCTAAATGCGGTTGATAAGCTCACCCGCCCATTCCGATCAGCGCAGGCCAGTTCTAAAGAGCTGGCTACCGCCATTCAGCAAAGCCGCGCAAGATTAAAAGAACTGGACGCCCAGGCGGGCCGTATTGACGGTTTCCGCAAGGCAAGCGCGCAGCTGGCCGTCACCGGCAACAGTCTTAAAGCCGCACGCGAAGAAGCGGCGAAGCTTGCCACGCAGTTCTCGGCCACTAACCGGCCGACGGCGGCGCAGGCGCGTCTGCTGGAGCAGGCAAAAAACCGCGTTAACGAGCTGCAGAGCAAGTACAACGGCCTGCGTCAGTCGGTGCAGCGTCAGCGTCTTGCGCTCAATGAGGCCGGGCTGGACACCAAAAAGCTGAGCAGTGCGCAGCGGGAGCTGCGGCAGAACGCCGACGAAACCCGGCAGGCACTGGACCGACAGCAGAAATCCCTTAAGCGCCTGGGCGAGCAGCAGGCTCGTATGAACGCCGTCCGCGATCAGTATTCGCGGCGCCTTGAGGTGCGGGATCGTATCGCGGGCGCCGGAGCAACAACTACTGCCGCCGGGCTGGCGATGGGTGCGCCGGTGATGGCAGCCGTTAAAAGCTATGCCAGCATGGAAGATGCGATGAAAGGCGTGGCAAAGCAGGTTAACGGGCTGCGGGACGACAACGGCAACCGCACAAAACAGTTTTACGACATGCAGGATGCCATCAAGGCCGCCAGTGAACAGCTGCCGATGGAGAATGGCGCCATCGACTATGCCGCTCTGGTTGAAGGTGGCGCCCGCATGGGCGTGACAAACCAGAACGATTCTTACGAAGACCAGAAGCGTGACCTGCTGGCCTTTGCATCCACTGCAGCAAAGGCCGCAACGGCATTCGAGCTGCCCGCTGATGAGCTGGCGGAGGGGCTGGGGAAAATCGCGCAGCTGTATAAAGTGCCGACCCGTAATATTGAACAGCTTGGCGATGCCCTGAACTACCTGGACGATAACGCCATGTCTAAGGGCGGCGATATCATCAATGTGCTGCAGCGCATGGGGGGTGTGGCCGACCGGCTTGATTTCCGCAAGGCGGCCGCGCTGGGTTCCACCTTCCTGTCTCTGGGTGCCGCGCCTGAAATTGCCGCCAGCGCATCAAATGCGATGGTGCGCGAACTGTCGATTGCGACCATGCAGAGCAAGCGGTTCATGGAAGGTATGGATCTGCTGAAACTCAATCCAGAAGAGATTGAAAAGCAGATGACAAAGGACGCAATGGGGACCATTCAGCGCGTGCTGGAGAAGGTCAACAAGCTGCCGCAGGATAAACGCCTGTCCGCCATGACGATGATATTTGGCAAGGAGTTTGGCGACGATGCGGCGAAGCTTGCAAACAACCTGCCGGAGCTGCAGCGACAACTGAAACTCACCTCAGGCACTGAGGCTAACGGCTCCATGCAGAAAGAATCCGATATCAATAAGGATTCACTTTCCGCGCAGTGGTTGCTTGTTAAAACGGGCGCGCAAAACGCTTTCAGTAGCCTGGGTGAAACCCTGCGCCAGCCGCTGATGGATATCATGGGGTACGTCAAAAACGTTACCGGGGCACTGCGTCAATGGGTTGAGGCTAACCCGCAGCTGGCGGGTACGCTGATGAAAGTGGCTGCAGCCACAGCTGCGATCACCGTTGTGCTCGGCACGCTGGCGGTGGCCGTGGCTGCCGTGCTGGGGCCGCTGGCGGTGATCCGTTTTGGCCTGTCCGTGTTGGGTGTAAAAACACTCCCCTCCGTTATGTCTGCAGTGACCCGCACCGGCGGCGCGCTGTCCTGGCTGGCAAATGCGCCGCTTTCCCTGTTGCGCCGTGGCCTGGCTGCATCCGGCAGCAGCGCCGGATTGCTGGCGTCTCCCCTTAACTCCCTGCGCCGTTCTGCCGGGCTGGCTGGCAATGCGCTGAAAGCGCTGGCCGGTGCGCCGCTTGCTGTCCTTCGCGGCGGAATGTCTGGTATTCGCAACATTATCGGCATGGTAATGAATCCGCTGGCCGCGTTGCGCGGGGGATTATCCGCAGCCGGTGGCGTGCTGCGTTTTCTGGCGTCCGGCCCGCTGGCCCTCCTTCGCGTTGCGCTGTACGGGATTTCTGGATTGCTGGGCGCCCTGCTTAGTCCGATAGGGCTCGTTGTGGCGGCGCTGGCTGGCGTGGCGCTGGTTGTCTGGAAATACTGGCAGCCGATAAGCGCATTTTTAGACGGAGTGGTTGAAGGATTCAAAGCTGCAGCTGCGCCTATCAGTGCGGCGTTTGAGCCACTGCAGCCTGTTTTCCAGTGGATAGGTGACAAGGTCCAGGCATTGTGGGGCTGGTTTACTGATCTGCTGACGCCGGTTAAATCCACCTCTGCAGAGCTGCAAAGCGCGGCGTCGATGGGGCGGCAGTTTGGGGAGGCGCTGGCGGCAGGGCTGAACATGGTCATGCACCCGCTGGATTCGCTTAAATCGGGCGTGTCCTGGCTGCTTGAAAAACTTGGCATTGTCAGTAAGGAAGCGGCCAAAGCGAAGCTTCCTGAGCAGGTCACGCGGCAGCAACCAGCCACGGTAAACACAGACGGTAAAGTGGTGCTGCCGCCTGGCGGATTCCCGCCGATGGGTTTTGCTGGCATGTACGACAGCGGCGGTACCATTCCGCGCGGCCAGTTCGGCATCGTGGGTGAGAATGGCCCAGAGATCGTTAACGGGCCCGCCAATGTCACCGGCAGGAAACGGACTGCTGATCTGGCAAGGGTGGCGGCAACGCTCAATCCTTCCCGGACGGAACCGGCCAGCGCTAAACAACGTTCTGAGCACGAGATTATTCTGCCACCTGAGATTGTTAACGCCCCGGTAAATCTACCTGGTCGGGATCGTGCTGGCGAGCTGGCTGGTACCGCTGCAGCTGTCATGCCAGCACCGGCCATTACGCAAATCACGGATAACAGGGCTGACCCGATGGCTATGCGCCAGAAGGTGTTCGCTTCCGTCGTCGCTGGCGTAATGGGCCTGGCGGCTGCCCCGGCAGAAGCCGCACCACTTCATCCGTACAGTGTACCTGTCAGGACGCAACCGGCGCAGTCGGCGAAGGCAGAGAGACAGCCGCAGGTAATTAAGTACGAGATAAGCGCGCCAATTCATATCGTCACCCAGCCAGGGCAAAGCGCGCAGGATATCGCCCGCGAGGTGGCCAGGCAGCTTGATGAGCGTGAGCGCAGGGCCACGGCAAAAACACGCAGTAATTTCAGTGATCGAGGGGGTTACGAATAATGATGATGGTGCTGGGGTTATACGTATTCATGCTGCACACCGTGCCCTATCAGGAGCTGCAGTACCAGCGCAGCTGGCGGCACGCTGCCAACAGCCGGGTAAACCGGCGCCCGACAACGCAGTTTCTTGGGCCGGATAACGATTCGCTTACTCTGTCCGGCGTCCTGCTGCCGGAGATAACCGGCGGCAGGCTGTCTTTGCTGGCGCTGGAGCAGATGGCGGAGCTGGGGAAAGCCTGGCCTTTGATTGAGGGGAGCGGGACGATTTACGGCATGTTTGTGATCGAGAGTCTGAGCCAGACAAAAACAGAATTTTTTGAGAGCGGTATGCCCCGGCGCATCGAATTTTCGCTGAGCCTGAAACGGGTGGATGAATCGCTGTCTGATATGTTCGGCAGCCTCAGCGATCAGCTCAGTAATTTGCAGGACTCCGCCACCTCTGCAATAGGCAATATGAAAAATACCGTTGGAGGGCTACTGCAGTGAATTTCAGCTCTGAACTCCTGAACCTGAACAGTAAAACCCCCGGTTTCTGCATCATCATTGAAGGTAAAGATGTGACTACCGTGCTGGATGCGCGCCTGATGAGTCTGACGCTGACGGATAACCGGGGCTTTGAAGCGGACCAGCTTGATCTGGAACTGGACGACTCGGACGGGCAAATCGTTCTGCCGCGTCGGGGGGCAATTATTCAGTTTTCGCTGGGGTGGAAAGGTCAGCCGCTTTTTCCCAAAGGGGCTTTTACTGTCGATGAGATTGAGCACAGCGGCGCGCCTGACCGTCTCACAATCCGCGCACGTAGTGCTGATTTCCGTGAAACCCTTAACACGCGGCGTGAAAAGTCCTGGCACCAGACAACGGTGGGCGAGGTCGTGAAGGAAATCGCCGCCAGGCATAAATTAAAGATGGCGCTGGGCCAGAACCTGATGGACAAGCCTGTGGATCATCTTGACCAGACCAACGAGAGCGATGCGAGTTTCCTGATGAAGCTGGCGCGGCAGTATGGAGCGATAGCCTCAGTTAAGGACGGCAATCTGTTGTTTATCCGCCAGGGGCACGGCAGAACGGCAAGCGGTAAGCCGCTGCCGGTTATCACCATAACCCGCCAGGCCGGTGACGGTCATCGTTTTACCCTGGCCGATCGCGATGCCTATACGGGGGTGATTGCCAGTTGGCTCCATACCCGTGAGCCAAAGAAAAAAGAGACGGCAAGGGTTAAGCGCCGTCGAAAGAAAACCACCGCGGCAAAGGAGCCGGAAGCAAAACAGGGAGATTACCTAGTTGGAACGGATGAAAACGTGCTGGTTCTCAACAGAACTTATGCAAACCGCAGCAATGCAGAGCGAGCGGCAAAGATGCAGTGGGAGCGTCTGCAGCGCGGGGTTGCAACATTCTCCCTGCAGCTCGCAGAGGGAAGGGCTGATCTCTATACCGAAATGCCGGTGAAGGTGAGCGGCTTTAAGCAGCCAATTGATGATGCCGAATGGACCATTACCACGCTGACGCATAGTGTCAGTGCAGATAATGGTTTTACTACGACTCTGGAGCTTGAAGTTAAGATTGATGATCTCGAAATGGAGTAATTGGTTCTCAAAATTGAATAATGATGTATCATTATTGTGATTTTGGCAAAAGTGGTGGGATAACCGGAATGATGAATTGTCCAGAGTGCGGCCAGGCAGCCCATACAAGAAGCAGTTTTCAGGTGTCAGCAACAACCAAAGAACGTTACAACCAGTGCCAAAATATCAACTGCGGTTGTACTTTTGTCACGCATGAAACATTTGTTAGGCATATCATTAAGCCTAATGTGATTTCTTCTGCGCCCCCACATCCGGGAAAAGATGGGCAAGGGCACATGAATTTTTAAAAAGAACCCGCTTTGAAAGCGGGTTTTTTTGTCGCCAGTCTAAAAGCCTGTCGCCATTTTGCCGCCATTGGAAAAGAAAAAGGGGCTACGTTTTCACGTAACCCCTTGTTTTATTTGGTGGAGCTGGCGGGAGTTGAACCCGCGTCCGAAATTTCTACATCCTCGGTACTACATGCTTAGTTTGTCTTTACATTCGCACGCCAGCTGCGGACAGACACGCCACTAACGAACTAGCCTGAT